CAGGATTGAGGATCTGGAGTCGAATTTGAACTTCGCCAAACTGGAGAACCTGTGCCCGACACACATGCGCGAAGCATTACCTCGACCTACATCTATGGTTTGTGCTGAGTGTGAGAAGAAACAGAAAGTAGTAGGAGCGTGACCACTTAAACATCATGCTAGCGGTATCTACATTTATTCGACCTAAGCGCGGCACACGCGAATTTACTGCGGTTAAAAAGGCGCAGGAGCAATCTCCACGGGTCGATTATTTAGGCACAGTACGCGGCTGCCGTTATTACTTAGTGCAAGGGACTTTTGGTGCGGAACGCATTGTTAAAGTGTGGCAAGATCGAGATAGTGAGTGTTGGGTGCAATGCCTGTCCTGTCCATCCGGATCGCCGCCGATTGACCGCACGACAAGATTGCCACAATGGGAACCGTCTCCGTGTTTTCACGCGGCGGCAACACTGCTTGCGTTTGAAGAGCATGAGAATAAATGAGCGTTATCCAATTAGAACTTTTAGATGCGAAACCGGATGTCAACCTTGACTTGCTGTATCAGGAAGATTGGTCGCGGATGCGGAGCGCTCACAGCGAGCGAGAAATTTTTGCTTACATCGTCAAAAGCGATTCGGGCAATACATACGAGACTGAGATCTTCTTGAGCGACTTAAACACGATATGTGCTTACTGCGGATGTGCTGCAAGTGAGTTGGGTCTACGTAAATGCAGACACGTACGCGCAGTATTGGCAGATGTAGTTGAAAAGAAACCTGAGTTCGGAAAGCCGGGCTAACCAAAAGGAGATAGAACGATGCAAATAGGAACAGAACAAACTGAGGGCTGGCAGGTCCAAAAGCCCTACCAACCAAACTTTCAAGAGAATTATCACTACATACGCGAAGGCCGAGCTCTTAGCGGGGCGGTTGGCAGTTATGAGTACGGCTTGGACGAAGACAATCCGGAACAGCGCGATCCCGCTGACTGTGCAGACTGCGCTCATATAAAAGCAAGAGGCGAACAATCATTTAGTCCCATCACCGTCTTTAATGGGCACCATCGTTCACAGTCCACGAAGAGATTTCTATTCTTAGCATCGATCGTAGCGGCTGTGTGCTTTCTGCTAACGAATACCAGCGTGGACCTGGATACGAAGGTTCAGGCGCAAACACAGTACGAATGCATAACTCGATGCAACCAGGTGAAGTCGACCTGTCGGGACAGGGAAACCGAAGCCTATGTCACTTGTGGGCAACAAGGAGGCTCAGAAGCGACGTGTAGAGATAGGGCGGGACAGGTTTATCTCTCCTGCATGAGCGAGCAACACTGTCAGTCGTGCTTCAATCGCGTGACCTCATTTTACTGCGAGTGCGGTGCGCTTTTCTGGGAGGAGGGTGGTGGCTCTGCTTGTCCTGGTTATGAAGATCAAATCGACCAGTGTCAGGCGGCTCAGCACATTTGGGATTTCGACACCTGCTCCTGCGACACCGGTATTGGCCCACACACCCCGATTCTCATCGACACCGCGGGGAATGGGTTTCAGTTGACAAGTCTTGTAGACGGCGTTTCTTTCAGTCTTAGGCCCGGTGTTGCACGCAAGATCTCCTGGACATCCGCAGACTCTGATGACGCCTGGCTGTCTCTGGACCGTAACGGAAACGGTGTGATTGATGATGGCAGCGAGCTTTTTGGGAACTTCACGCCACAGCCTAAGCCTGCCGAAGGCACGAAGAGAAATGGGTTTCTAGCGCTACGGGTCTTTGACCAATTTCTAAACGGCGGGAACGAAGATGGGGTAATTGATCGATCAGATGAAATCTACCGCTATCTGAGGTTATGGCGCGACGCGAATCACAACGGGATTTCGGAAGCACCCGAGCTCCATTCCCTGTCCGCGATGGGCATCGATTCAATTGACCTTGAATACAAGTTCGCCGGTCGCAGAGATCGGTTTGGGAACTATTTCTTGTATCGCTCAAAGATAAGCGACGGAACCACATACCAGCTTGGGCGATGGGCACAGGATGTCGACCTGCTTCATGAGTAGCGCACATCTTTGGTGAAAAGGAGCACACAAATGTCAACCGGAACGATTTACGATACAACTAAACATGCATTTGAAGGACTACCAACCACGTCATCAATCTGCCGCTATTGTGAGCGCTGGTTCACAGACCCGATCCATCAGCGCCCCTCGCCTGAAAGCGGAGAGCGATGGATCACGCTGGAAGAATCGCAAGGACCGAACGAGTCAAGACCCGCCACTTAGCGTGACGGGTTTTGATCACTTTCTACGCCTTTAGTAGTAGGAGGCTAAACCAAAATGGCTATTGAAATGAAAACTACAGAAGCGCAGAGGAACCGGAAACTTCTTTTCTGTATTAAGACGTTGCGAGCGGTTCAAAACGATCTTGGCTACATGTCCCTGGATGAACCAGTGCGCGACATGATCGAAGAGGCGCTCACACCGATAGGTGGGTGGGAAGCGGGACTTGTACGGATCAATGCATTCTTAGAAGGGGATACAGATGATGGCGGCTAGCACAGAAACACAACCTCGTCCAATGAGTGAGACAAGGCAGATAGCGGAGCAAATAGTCGATGAGCATTTAGACGAGATGATGTCGCCTCGGGAGTATGCGAGCACGGCCAAAGCGCTGATTGATGACTTTGAAAAAGCTCTCCGCGACAGAGACGAACGGGCAGCAAAGAAGTGCGATGATCGTGTTATCGAAATCAGCAACTACCAGACACGACCATACAGAGTCGCGCGTCGTGAACTTGAATCCATCGCATCGGCTATTAGAGGTAAATCAAATGGCGACTAAGTTTGCGCACAATTACCGATTACTGAAAGACATCCCTGGTTATAAGGCCGGGCGCACGGTTAATTGGCATGGAGCAACCCAACGGTTCTATCTACGCAAGATCAGCGAGTGGAAACATGACAATGGCGCAGAGGGAATTTATCTTGACTTTGATGGCCCAAAGTTCACCGTAGATCAAGTCTGCGAATCTGATTGGTTTGAGCCGATAGGGGAACTTATTGATTTTATCCCGCCATTCCCCAACCATGCCGTGCTAGACCAATACGTTGACTTAATTCCAGACTGCCGCCTTGTTGATGACGTGGACCAGTGTCGTGCGATTAACATGATGCTTCGGGACGCGGGTTTTCAACGACGGCTCTATGAATTCTATCGAGAGCAATACAATCTATTCCACGGTCTAAAAGAGGAAACCAATGTCGAATAGCTCAGAGACACTTGCGCTCGAGCGCCCACAGCAGCCCGAGCGTCACCTAACACAAATGGACATAATGGTTGAGCAGGCCATGCGCGTCGAGGGATTAAGCGGCGCCGAGCGCCTGGCCCTCATCGATAAGATTGAGGGCGTTTACTTGCGGCGCCGCGCAGAAGAGGCTGAGGAAATATTCAATGAGGCGATGCGCGATGCACAAGCGAAGATGGAGACTATCCCGGCCGAATCGCTCAACCCGCAGACACGAAGCCATTACGCCAAGTACGCCGCGGTAGATAAGCACATCCGCCCGATCTATACAGAGCACGGATTCGCGCTGAGCTTCAAGCAGGGGGAGGGTGCGCCGCCAGAATACATGCGCCTTGTCTGCCGCCTTTCCCATAAGGGCGGACACGTTGAGTTTCCGTATCTGGATTTGCCGATAGATGGAAAAGGGGCTAAGGGCGGGGATGTCATGACCAAAACCCACGCGACCGGGTCGGGAGTTTCCTATGGCAAGCGATACCTCGCGGGGATGATCTTCAACCTCTCTTTCACTGACGATAAAGACGACAACGACGGAAATCCAATTAGGCCAGCCATCAGCGATGTGGAGCGGGCAGACCTTGAGAAGATGATGAAGGATGACAGCCAAGCGCGTCGAGACTGGCTTTTGAAACAGTTCGGCATTCAAGATCTCTCTAAGCTACCTCGCACCAAGTACCAGAGCGCCGTAGATAAGATTAACCTTGCTCATCAGAAAGACGCTGAACGCAAGGCGACAATCAGCGAGGATCAGGAGGCAACCCTGGTTGCCATGATCGATGGCATTGGCGGCAACTGTAAAGCCGACTTCCTTAAAGCCAACCAGATCAAGAAGGTCAGCGAACTTCCAGCGAGTCAGTATCAAGGCGCATTAGCAGCGCTTCACCAACAACAGAATCGACAATGAATAACTGCTTCTGCAAGTACGATGAATATGAAGTCCGCACGGAAGTCTGTCGGCATTGTGCGGCCGCGCTGCCTCAGCAACTTGAGGATGGAAGTCTCAATCCCGAATGGCTTCAAGCACGATGTGGCTTCGCTACGGCAAGTAGGGCTTATGACATCACTAAGCTGGTTCAAAAGAAGAAGGAAAAAGGAATTGTCACTGAATGGAAATCGTCGGCGGATCGCGATCGCTACATGGATCAATTACTTGCAGAGCGTCTCACTGGTGAACCTCAGAATGGTAAGAGCGTTTATTCACTAAACGAGAGGCTGAAACAAGAGGCTCCGGCTCGAGCGGCTTATTCATTCTTCTATGATCGGGAGGTTGTACAAGTCGGCTTCATTCATCACTTGTTTATTGAGCGATTTGGAGCGAGCCCGGATGGATACGTTGGCGATAATGGAATAATCGAAATCAAGAATCTGGACGCCGCACAGCATATCAAACTTTTGGAAGGTGGCGAGCGGGAAGAATCAGTCTTTTGCGAGTATCGCCCACAGGTGAATTCAGGGCTTGCCTGTACCAACAGAGAATTCTGCGACTTCATAAGCTACTGTCCGACAATGTTGAACGAAGAAGACAAATTATATGTGAGAACAGAGTGGCGAAACGAATCCGAAATAAGCGCATTGGAAAACTCAGTGAGAAGGTTTCTTGTCGAGCTCAATGAAAAGGTCGAGCGAATTAGGAACCGAAGGCGGTCGGGCTACGGATCCACGGTATTGACGGAGCAACTTGAAGACTCGATCGCACTTGCTAAGAAGCCTAATGTAGTACATGCACGTAAAGGGAAAGTTATTCAGTTAGTGAAGTGAGTTGGTCCAATGAATGGATTTGTCGCTGATAATCGCTTTGAGATCACATGCGGGCATTGCAACGCTAAGTTTTGGTCCTTCGACATCTCAGCGATCAGAGTTTGTCAGAGTTGCTTTCAGTTGGGCCATCGAGGTAACGGCGGTAGTTGCTGGAAGTGTCGTTCTGATTACTATTCCGATGATGAACCTTTTGCGAGCCACGATGATGATTGACTAGGTGACGAGGATATTTACTTATGACTAAAACATCATTCAATCGGGACAACATACTTTCATCAAGCGAGCGCATTGCGAGTGCCCGCAAATGCCTGGATCTGCTCAAGCCCGAAGTCGAAAACATGGGCGAACGTGAAGCGCAATTCGTTGACGAAATGATGGACAAGGTAGATCGGTGGGGTGTCACCGAACGACAACTGGCGTGGCTTCGGGATTTGGTAGGGAAATACGCGCAATGAACATCGACCTAACATTGAAAGATAACCGACCAATTACCAGCCTTGTGATAGACGAAGCAACGTGTTCGGGATTGGAATGTCAGGATTGGCTCAAACGGAGTCACAAAGATCGAAGCTTACAATGAATTTGCTGGTCCTGATTATGTGCTTTGGTTTGCGATCTATGTTGGAGAAGAAATTGTTTGGAGAGTAAATGGGAGATATGTGGTGGAGGTAGGCTATGGGACATAACGATCACTTACAACAACCAATAATCGATCGGGTAAGAGGCGAAGCGAAGGGAATTTGCTACAAAGGAATCGCCTTAACATCATCCGATTTCATCTTGATAGCGCCATCAATCGAACACTTGAGAGACAAGTGGGCCATGTTTACAGATGCACCGCTTAATGAAGAGAAATGTGTCAACGTGGCGCTTTTCAGTCAACGAGACACCAAAGAACTGGAGTAACCATGAAAAGGCAAACAAAAGCTGACAGGATACTGAATCAAGCCCGCGAGCGGTTGGAGATCGCACGGCAGAATGTCGAAACGGCTGAATCACAGCTAGGAATAGCGCAAGCGGCGTTTAATGCTCACCAAATGGCCTACAACGCACTGGAAAAGGAACTGGCACCTACGCCTCGTAAAGCAGCAAAGAAAGCAGCGGGAAGCCCTGTGGCGCAGAAAGAACAGGTAAAAACAGGGGATGTGCCGCCAGGATTGTGCTCTCACACGTTCGGGAGTGGGTCAGTATGCCTCGCTACCGCTAGTAACGCGATTCACGATCCTGAGTTCGAATATGCAGGGCATCACCCTTTCGTACCATCGAAGCCTGTAGCGCGTGCTTCGCGCAAATCAAGACAGAAATCAGAGGCAGCGTTATCCGATCAGAGTTCAGGGACCGTTACGGATTCTGCTGGGGTTGCAGCAAACGCAGCAAGCGGAGATTAAAATGAGTAAAGATACCGGAGAACTGGATTCGGATGACAAGGGCCGCTGGTACGGTCCTGAATTCTGTCCGCACATTGGCGATCCTGTTATTGATGGTTGCCACTTCTGCGGGCGGGCAATTCCAAATCCCGCCAACGGCGAGCACAACCACACAATGTATGAGAAAGCAGGATTCAGGGGCGCAACCGAAGATCGCTATAGTTGTGTATGCGATTCCTGTTGATAAGGCAGAAACTGCTATCAGTGCTTCCAGCGGAGGAGATTAGAAAATGGAGTGCCAAAGTAAACCGCCACAGGTTGACGCAAAAGCGTTTAAATGGATGGCTAATAATCCAGAGATGGTATGGCAAATACAGGCTGATAACGACCCGCAGTTAATGAGAAAAGTCGAGACGATGCTCGCGAGTGGCGTTAGGCCCGAATGGATTTTACACCGTGAAGGATTCTCAGAGTTACCTGTAGAAGTTCAAACGGTATTTCTTAATGCGCTTCACTGGCGACAAAACGAACTGCGCAAGCAACCATTTCACCCACTAAGTCCTATAGGGAAGTGAAGATTATTTTTCTCGACATTGATGGTGTGCTGAACAACATGGAGTCGTTGCGATTTCCACGGACAAGGATAACCACGTCCAAGCATTCGTACAGTACGGCGCATCCGACTTGCATAAAGGCATTGAATCATCTGACCGCAGAAACCGATGCCAGGCTTGTAATATCCAGCACATGGCGCGGCCTTGGCTTGAAGAACCTCCGATTACTCTTCCAAGAGTGGGGTATTCGTGGATCTGTTATAGGGCTCACGCCAGATTTAGGATTCGTTGATCGCGGCATTGAGATCGAGGCGTGGTTAGAAAACAATCAACCAAACGATGCTTATGTAATCCTAGACGATGGTGACGACATGGCTTCGCTGAAACAATTTCTCGTGCAAACCGATTACGAAGTCGGTCTAACACATAACGATGCGCTGCGAGCTGTAGCAGTTCTCAATAATCCTATAGGGAAGTAGCCACGGAGGAAAATATGCACGATTGTCCTGAATGCGAATCAGCTTGCGATTGCGACATGGAAGACCACTGGCAATCTGCACCTGATGATTGTTCGCATGATTGCGATGAAGACGAGGGTCTTGAAGATGACGATTACGATTTGTACTAGAAACAGCAAACGCCAGCCGGTTAAAGCTGGCGCAAACTGTGTCTAATGATCGGGCTGTGATGACCGAGTGAATGCAATATAACAAAAATACCTATTGCTCACAAGCACTTATCTGGTCTATATTCGCGGTGTCTAAAGAACGGGCGCTGGTGATGATTCCTTCCGAATCCCCAAGCCAACGCCAAACCACAGAGGCCGCGACACACAACAATATGATCGGTTCCTGTATCAGCGCCGAGTATCCGAGAAAATCAGCGCTTGTGTTGGCGGCAGCCTTAGCGACGAGGAAATAGCTTTGTTGCCGCTTTATGCGGATTGTTTCCCAGGCACCGCGTACGTAGTTGATCGTACAAAGCCCTTGCGTCCTGGTCCTAATTACTCGAACCTCGAAAGAGGAATCAAAGCTAGTATTAAATCGAGCGCGGGCTGAACACTTGAAATCGCGTATTTCGAGTAGGGAAAGGGTTTCCAGATGGCTCCATCACGGCGCAAATCGGAACAAGAAAGGCAAATCAAGCGAATGCTTGGCGCTGCTCGCGTGCGACTGCGGAAGTTGACTTACGCCAACATGGACATTGGTGAAAAAGCGGCCTATTTGCGCGAGCATGGGCAAACCAAACGTAAGTCGCGCACCGATCCTTTCAAGGAGTATTCGCTGCATAATTTCAGAAACCCCGAGAGACGGCTCAGTGCCCACGGTGTATGGGAATACCGATGCCTCCGATGTAAGCAATGGCGCTATATATCATCGTTTGGTGGTAAACAAAAGCGAATCGGTCAGTGGTTGAATAAGTATTGCGTCAGATGCTCAGCGCGGCAGGCTAGACAGCAGGCAGAGCAAGTCTACAGATCGCGTGCTGTGGCTGGATTTCGGCGGACGGTGCAGCAGCGCAGCAATGCCGCCACGGAGTCGATTGAAAAGTTTTATGCGGAAGCAATTAGACGCACAGAAGAATCTGGCAGACAATTCCACGTTGATCATATTATCCCGTTAGTGCATCCGTTGGTATGCGGGCTGCACGTCCCTGCAAATCTGCAAGTAATTACTCAGCAGGACAATCTAGCAAAGAGCAATAAATTCGCGCCTTATCGAGAGACGAGAGAGGGTCTAATCATTGAAGTGTACGGCCCTCTGCCTTGTGCGATTAAGGGAACCGTCAAGATCGACAAGCCGCCCCGTAAGCCTGTTTTAATCAAGAGGTCGGCAAGAAAGGCCCAAACTAATGAATTGCTGGTGCTGTGAAGAAGTCGATTGTAGTGATTGCTCAAATCTACGGTGCGAGTACGATGCTGATCATTGTATGGACTGCTGTGACTGCGAACGGTTGATGAAAGAAGCTGATCATGACATTTGAGATTCTTTACAATGAATCAAACGGAACAGTAAAAAGAGTAGAAGTTGATGCTACTTGTCTTTCGGAAGCGGAAGAGAAGTTCAAGGAAGCCCATCCGAGCGCGATTCATTGGGAGATCGGAATAGAGATCGACGCAGACTTTGATTTCAATAGTGCTCCACATCCAAGCGCACATTATGAGTAAGGAGATCGAGGAATGATTGAGCATAACGTTAACTGCCGATGGCAACGAACTAGCAACACGGAGTGCTCCTACCGCGCGACGCACAATTATTGCCCGCATCCCGAACATGCCTGTACGTGTCCGCCACGAACTAAATCCCTTGAGCAACATCTGGACGAGCGCATGAATACCGCTAATGACGTGCTCGGGTTCCTCTTAGCGGCGATCGAAGATGACAGAGACAATTTGGCTCCCGAACGACTCTATGTTCGACTGACATCCGCAGGTGGCACGATCTCTTACTTGAGTGACCCGCGCGAGAATCAGGCCAATAGCAGCCCTGTCTATCGCTATGCACTTGAAAGCGCAGGTCGCACATCTGCGGTAACGATGCTGGTTGAGATTGCGAAGCGCCGCAAGAATGCAGGGACGCTCTACACCTAACGACCAAACGGCATCGACTGTACGCATGTCTGCAATGAAGAAGGAGAAGCGGCTTGAACAGCATCAACAAATTCGTTGAGAAAAGGCAAATGCTAGAGCGTGTTCGATTAGTTGGGCCCACACACAAAAGCCGCGAGGTCATGGAGGCGCTTTCCCGAAAAGGGTTTCGTTTGATTCAGAGCGGGCCTTACACAACGAAAACAATGTTCCCTAAAGTAGACCCCGACCGCTTTTTGTTTATCGCAGAGAGAGATATTTGACCTATGCCGATCAGGGAGGGTTAATGCTCTATCTATCTCAGCAACGAAAGAAACTAATAATACATGGGCGAATCCCCTGAATCTCCAGCACTCGCAGAGCTAACGGTAAATGTCATTAAAACCCTTAAACAGCTTAATGAGTTCATGCTTTCCGAGCCTGACGGCCGGCGTCGCGCAAAGTTGAGAAAGATCATCACTGAGTTGGATGCCTTAAACGACGAAGCAATGCGCTCCGGTCTAAAATACGATGCAGGGCACATTATTCAATTAAAGACCGGGCGCAGACAGTCAAGGAGTACAGGGGCTAAGCAAAGCGGCCCACGCGATCCGAGAAGTGTCCATCCTGGATTACAAGCGGCACGCGATTTAATAGGTCGCTATCCACACAAGGATGTCTGGGATTTAATTATCAGGATCACAGGAGAAGAGCCAAACCTTGAAAGGATGCGAGAGTGCTGGCTGGCGTGGCGCTCAAAGAACTATTCACCACTTAACTTAGCATGGCTAACAGACTGGTATGTAAACGGTATTCCAGCCACACAGCAGCAACTCCGATCGACCGTCAACTCAGATCGCAGCGCTAAAAACGGGCAAGATGTAGCAGCGGAGTTCCGCAATGAAGTCATCCACTAATAATACTGGAGAAGTGAAAGCACGGATTGTTGAGATGTTGACCGAGCTCTCAGAGTTTTATCGCGGTGAGGTCGAAGCTAAAACCTACCGCGCTTATGCCCCTAAGTTATGCGACATCCCACTTGATGTACTGAAAGAGTCGCTTGATAAGTGTGCGGATGAATTGCGGTTTTTCCCAGTTGTAGCGGAGATCCGTGAACGAGCTGCCACAATTCGCGCTGAAAAAAGAAGAGCCAACAGGGATGATGACTGGGAGAAACTTTCTGCCGCAGAGGTGTGTCCCAAATGCTTTAACACAGGCTCAGAAGTGATCAGCGATGAAGATGGAAACGCTAAAGGAGCGCGCATCTGCTCGCATTGACCATGAGAAGAAAACGGTACTACATAATCCCGCAGAGATACCCTGACGCTTGGGGTGTACGCAGATTGAGCTTTGCGATCTATTGTGGAAGAACCTTTTTAGCTTATTCCTGGAGTTTGGCTGGCGCGTGGATCGCAATGCAGTTCATTAAGAAGGGGGCAGGGAAATAGCCTATTGTGCGCCTTTTCAGACTGCGGTATGATTCAGCGCGATGCTGGTAAATCTAAAGTGCGCAGAGTGTGGGGCGGGGTTCTCTAAGTACCAGAGTCTTCTAAGACCCGATGCTAAAAATTACTATTGCTCAAAAGCTTGTTTAGGAAAGTCGAAGCGGCACGGATCGGAATTGTTCTGCGCGCTTTGTGACGCGCCATTTTATAGGAGATTTGGTGAGCAGGATAGAGGAACGCGGTTAAATCAGTTCTGTTCTAGATCCTGCTATACGGAATGGCGACTCCGTAACAGCGATCCAAATGTCTATCGGAAAGAAGGCGCACGGCACGTTCATAGAATCGTGGCAGAGGCGGTTTTAGGAAGACCGCTCAACTTGTCAGAAGTGGTCCATCATGGCGATGCAAACAAACAAAACAACCAACCAGACAATCTCTACGTCTTCCCTGATCAGTCGCACCACGCCCGGTGGCACTTTGGCGGAATGTCCGAAGACGAGCTACGAAGATTTTCTCTTATCAAAGGCGATCTCGTACCCCGAGTCCGGCTTTAACGTTAATTCGTTCAATCCGAACCTGTTTGATTGGCAGCGCGATACTTGCCAGTGGACGCTCAGGAGGGGAAAGGCTGCTGTTTGGGCCGATTGCGGCCTTGGAAAAAGTTTGATTCAGCTAGAATGGGCTGAAAAGGTTACAGCAAAACTTAATAAGCCAGTAATAATCCTGGCTCCCTTGGCGGTTTCAAGACAGACCGAGCGCGAGGGAAAGAAGTTCGGCATAAAAGCCTCTGTCGCTAATTCCGATATGGACATTCGGAAGCACGGGATCTTTGTGACGAACTACGAGAAGCTTGACCGCTTTGATCCGTCACGTTTTGGAGGCGTTGTACCTGATGAGAGTTCTATCCTTAAATCGTTCACCGGCGCAACGCGGAATGCGCTGATAGAACGCTTTAAGGAAACGCCGATGAAGTTGTGCTGCACTGCCACGCCAGCGCCGAATGACTTCATGGAGTTAGGAAATCATTCGGAGTTTCTTGGGGTGCTAACGCGCACAGAAATGCTATCCACGTTCTTTGTTCACGATGGCGGTGATACGTCGAAGTGGAGACTCAAGGGGCACGCCGAAGAGGAATACTGGAAGTGGATTTGTCAATGGGCCGTGATGATTCGGAAGCCATCGGATCTCGGATACTCAGATGATGGGTTTGAGTTACCTCCGCTTACTTATCACTCACATGTGGTTTCATCGAATAGACCGCTTGATGGATTTCTCTTTCAGGTAGAAGCACAAACACTCGAGGAAAGAAGATCAGCGCGGCGTGTGAGTTTAGATGAGCGCGTACAAGTCACCGCAGATATGGTTAATCAAAGTACGGAACCTTGGCTGGTGTGGTGTGACCTCAACGCAGAGGGCGATGCGCTCACAAAAGCAATTCCAGATGCGGTCCAAGTTGCAGGAGCAGATAGCGATGAGGCGAAGGAATCTCGTATGCTCGGATTTGCCGATGGTCAATTCCGTGTGCTGGTTACAAAGCCATCGATCGCGGGTTACGGGATGAACTGGCAGCACTGCCCGAACACGGCCTTTGTTGGGCTGTCTGATAGTTGGGAGAAGTGGTATCAGGCAATTCGGCGCGTATGGCGCTTCGGACAAAAGAAACCTGTTCACTGCCACGTAATAACCTCAGAAGCAGAAGGCGCAGTAGTTAAGAACATTCAACGCAAAGAAGCGGATGCCGCACGAATGGCGGCAGAAATGGTTAAGCACATGAGCGTGTATAACACAGAAGCGATTCACATCAAAAGTATCAGACAACCCGATGAATATAAAACAAAGGAAGAGACCGGCAACGGCTGGTCCATGCGTCTGGGCGATTGCGTTGAACGGGCCAAAGAGATACCTGATAACTCTGTTCATTATTCGATATTCAGCCCGCCGTTCATTTCACTCTACACATATTCAGCGTCTGATCGTGACATGGGGAATGCGCGTTCTGATTCTGAGTTTTACGAGCACTTTAAGTTTCTAATCACGGAGTTACATCGCGTAATGATGCCCGGTCGATTGCTATCATTTCACTGTATGGATATCCCCGCGATGAAAGAGCGAGACGGTTACATCGGCATCAAAGATTTTCCGGGCGACCTGATCCGCGCATTTGAGGCAGCCGGTTTTATTGAGCATTCGCGTGTGGTTATTTGGAAAGATCCGCTCATTGAGGCCACGCGCACAAAAGCCATCGGATTGATGCACAAACAGGTAATGAAGGATAGCGCCATGAGTAGGCAGGGCTTGCCCGACTATCTTATAACGATGCGTAAACCAGGCGACAATAAGGATCCAATTTCACGGCCGGAAGGCTTTACAGAATTCATTGGAGAGGACGAGCCAAGAGGTAAGAAAGGCAAGCCATCAATAAAGTCTTCGGATCCAGACTTTGATCGCCATGTAACGACCATGACGCTTGACGATCCGGTTTATTCACATCAAGTATGGAGACGTTATGCCTCACCCGTATGGATGGATATCAACCAAAGTCGGACATTACAGAGAGAATCGGCGAGGGAAGATAAAGACGAGCGCCACATTTGCCCGCTCCAGCTAGACGTGATTGAGCGGGCCATCGAGCTTTGGACCAACCCGCACGATACGGTATTAAGTCCATTCGCGGGCATAGGCAGTGAGGGTTACGTGGCCGTTCAACGCCTCCGTAACTTCATCGGAATCGAGCTAAAAGAATCTTACTTCAAACAAGCATGTGCAAATCTTAGAGCCGCAGAGAAAACTCAGGAAGGACTATTCGCCAGTGCAAGCTGAACACTCTCAGGTCAAATCTCGCTGCATCCTTGGTGGAGAATTATTCGACTTCAATGAAGATCTAGGAGCAGTAGCAATAGGAAAAGGAGCAGCGTGCACACCTTGTATGGATCGACTTTTCAGCGTTAATACTGCATTACATCCAAACGGAGAAAGACCGCAGGCACAATCGAAAAAGCGCAAAAAGCATGAAGCATTTAGGCATAAGCGAAAAAGGTAAGAAGGTAAAGAATATATGGCCCAAGAATTCGCACACACATGCAGCGATGGTCATCACGAAATTGGATTTAACGATCCTGACGACGAATTTAGCGAACGCTGTCCGCTCTGCAAAGAGATCGACAGGCTAGTAGATGGCATTCGCGATCATTTGATTCTGCAATTCGATGTACCAGCAGATAGGATCGATGGCGCTGGATGTGACAGCGGTGATCCGCTTGATTTCACTAAAGCTGAGATAACACAGGCTTTCAGTTATCTCGAAGATCAGCAAACCAACACGAACACATGAGTTTCGCTAAGACCTACCCCGAAGGTCGAGAAAAGTTTAAGCCGCTAATCCGCTCAAAGATGAAGCGTGGCACGAAGCAGATGAAACGCTCACACATGAAACCGTATCGTCCGAATTCTAAAGACGCAGCATGGAGTAAGACAGTTCTTGAGCGAGACGGAAATCGTTGTCAATGGCCAGGGGGTTGTCAGACTGGAGATCCACGGATCGATCCACACCACAAAGCAGAGCGAAGTCAAAGACCGGACCTTAAGTATGATGTCTCAATAGGGATTGCGCTCTGCCGTACACATCATGACTGGATACCTCTGCATCGATCAGAAGCGGTTAAAATGGGATTGTTGCTAGAAGAGACTTATGAGATCGCACAGAAGAGGAAGAGAGAAATAGCGTGAGAGTGGTATTACCATGCGGTGCCGAAGCAAATGTTTCGGGGAATGTCTCTCCTGAGACGTTGAAAGCGCTTAACGAAATGATGATCGCGGTTTCTAAGATGTACGTAGAAGAGATCGCAAAAGAAGTTCTAAAAGAGATTGATTGTGGGAGTGCGGAGCCTGAGGCCGACCGTTAACCTTTCGCTAGAGGGGCGGTCGGCAAAGGGCTTTGGAACATAGGATGAAAGAGAGAACTGATATGACACACCTTATGAGAGCGGCGGGAATGGTTGCGCCGAGCATTATTAATCCATTACAACCGTCAGGCGACGGCTGGACATTGGTCGCAACGCCGCAAATGCCCGTACAGCCCAACGCCGTGGAGGTATGGAAGTATAAAGAAAGGTTCGCGGTGATCAGTTCGGTTGAAATGGCCGAAGCTGAAGGCGTCGATTCTCCGTTAGAACTTCATTACCACGTCAGCATAAGCGCCGCAGGGCGAAAGCGCGTTGACAGCAATGACGCAGCATGGATTTTGTCGAGATTTGGGATGGACGGCGCGGAAGAGGATAACCATGTACCGCACGGTTTTGTTAGAAATTTCTGGAGACCAGTTAACGAGAACCGCATCGGCATAGAATGCGCCTGCAAAGATAGCGAACCGGCCATCCGCGAAGATAAAGGAGACTTCGTTTGGAGACCAGTGTAAATGAGCCATCGATATGACGAGCAATGGCTCGCTAACTACAAAGCAAAAAGAGAAGCACCGCTAAATGGTACGTCTTTAGCGCAGAATGCCTCTCCAGCGCTTCGGGTTGGAAAGTCCTTCCGATTCATTGTCTATGGCGTTGCGCAGCCCGCAGGCTCAAAGCAAGCGTTCGTGCCACTACATCCTAAGACCAAAGAGCCCTACAGAAATAAGAACGGCGGGATTGTTGTCTCAACGGTTGATGATAATCCAAAGAGCAAAGGCTGGAAAAAGCATGTTGCAAAAGTAGCTCGTGAAGAATACGGCGGACCTGTTTTCACCGGGCCGATCAAAGTGACAATGCTTTTCTATCGTGGGCGCCCGAAGTCACACTTTACTTCTTCGGGATTATTAAGCAAGTTAGGCAGAGAAACCCCTTATCCAATAACCAAACCTGACGCTACAAAGCTTTTACGAGGCACAGAAGATGCTCTAAAAGGAATCTGTTGGGTCGATGATGCACAAGTAGTAAAGCCATGTCCTGAGAAGCTTTATGGCTCGCCACCTCGAGTCGAAATCACAGTTGAAGAAATCCTGGTTGAAGATCCTGACGTTCAGCCCGCTTTATTTGTTGAGGAGGCTAAAGCACCGTGGGAGTAGCTATCGAAATTATTCCTGATAAAGAACACGCGCACTTGATCGAAGTGTAGGAAGAGTTGCCGACAAAGGCGCCTAACCCGAATCTAGCACAGCCTTATTGCTGTTATGCCGATACGGTTATCTTTTACTTTCGACCTTACGTGATCCGTCCTTGGCATCACTTCTGGATTTGCAATGGAAAACGCAGAGCAGAAAAACCGGGAACCACCTACGAGGAATACGATCGCGTGGAAACCTCACTGCACATTGACGACGTAATCACACACAACGGGGAACGATTCAGGATCTATAATGGACGAGTAATCTGGAGGTATAAACGCTGGTGGATGAAGAGAGAGGCACGGAGGGAAAAGATATGAAAGCCGTCAGTTATTACTGCCCTGAGCATGAATACAATCCGCCTGAGAATTCAGGCTTTGCGCTTTGTCCGCAGTGCGAGATTGCGGCACCTGTCTCGCCGGAGTTGAGAGACTGTGATTGTGGAAGGCGTGTTGACCCGGATCGCGGATGTGTGGGCTGTAATCAACATCCTTTGGATTGCGGTTGCCTGCCCGTAGGTTACGGTGAATTCACAGCAAAACTGGATGAAATAGATCGATCTGAGAAGGATTTGAACAAGTTGCTTTCGAGATCACACTAATGGATCAGGAGGGCAACAAACATGCTGACACTGACACAAGAAATCAAACGGCTGGAAGGGTTACTGAATGGTGAAACCATCGAAGGGTTAAAACTAAATGATCCGGGATTGAACTATCAATGGGTGATTCAAAGGATAGCGAACCTCCGGCAGATGAAGAGGACTGCTGAACAAACTGCCTCGAATATCACATTAGAGAGTGGAGGCAGAGAAAAATGACAAACACATACTTTCACTTACACGACGGTGACAGAGTAGAACTTAAACACGAATTTGATCGTGGTAGATTTCAAGCCGGTCACAGAGGCACGGTGCTACGGGTGAGCGACTGGTTAGGCAAGAACAACGTGAAAGTCTCCGTGTTGTTCGATGGTGACAATGCGGCTTATGAATTCAGTCCACAGACAGGCGGCGTACTCCGTCGCCTTGTCTCGCTCTCAGATCCGCTTGATGCGTTCATTGAGGAATTGCTCGATATTGCGCGGGAGAATCCGATTGATGATGCCCGAATAATCATTCGTGACCGATTATTGAAGGACGCGAAAGGCGTGCTTTACGCATGAGCAGAAAAGATAAAGGAACAGGTAGGCCAAACATCCAGCGAGGCCGCGATCTACCTAAGGGAATCTCTTACCAGTGCTCTATAGGAAGATGCCAAGATTGCGCTGCTTTACGCTGTCAGCATGATTGTGGACACGGAATAGAGCCTGCCCGTAACGTTTTAACCTCTAAAGTCATACAAAGCAGGGAAGGGGCGAACTGATACGCAATAACCCATCCAGACCGTACCGCTGTGGCGTATCGCTATAAAGGCAGTGCGCAAGGAAATACCAGCCAAGCAGTTCAGCCCTTTTCTCCCTACCTAAATAATTCTCAGAAGACTATAGACAGCGTTAACACGTTATGCTTATAATGCGTGACATGCGTATGACAAAGACCAGACCCTGTGAGCGCTGTGGCGGCTCCGGCGAACTTGAGAACGCGGCTTATCGCGGACAGGAAATGCGGCAACTAAGAGAGGCGGCGGGGATGTCTCTGCGAAGGGTTGCGGAGTTAATGGAATTCAGCGCGGCCTACGTCTCGGATCTGGAATTAGGTAGACGTGAATGGAGTCCCAAACTGATACAGGCTTACAAGAAGGCGTTGCGATAATGCGCGCAAACAGAACTCCACTTCCTAAACCTAAAGATCGTCCTAAAGGATAAGGGGATGAACGACAACGACAAGATAGTTGTAATCGCCGCACGGTTCATTGCAGCCGAAGCTAATCTTGAAAACGCCAAAGAACAACCATTAGAAGATCGACTGCGTTCAGCGATGAAGGCAGGGCGCAACTTCTGGATGTCAACTAATGAAGACATACGCTTTCGCGGTTCGGTTGGTGCGGTATTACTTCACTGTTCAGATAAAGAACGTGAGCGCCTTTCCGAAGAGTTAGACGTACTAAAGAATTTTAGTGCCCTGCTTAGCGGGGTTGCGGTTGACATGACGCAAATTAAGAAGCCCGACAATCCGATTGGCCTGATGAAAATGTGGCGCGACGTAAGAGCAACCAAATGATCCACACTGAAGCAGAGGGGGAAGGATGAGCGACACGTTACAAACAGAGACACTGGACAAGCTCTACCTTGAATGGTCGCAGTTTACGAAAGCACGGAATAAACGCGAGCTGGCATTGGTCGAGCAGTTGGGATTCGCTGTAGCGCGTGGCGCTAATTGGACGCTGGAAGATTGGCAGAACTGGCGTACGTATCATGCTGAATCTGCTTTGGAGGTCCATAAATGACCATGCATCCAAAACCTGATACAGCAACAGGTCAACGGCCTCTATGTGAAATCTGCAAGGAGCCAGTTGAAGATGAAACATGGATCGACGATGAAGAGTATGGCGATGTACATGAGCGGTGTCTTGATGAGGTTCGACCATGACTGATACAGCAGCAACAGAGAAGCGGGAACTGGAGTTGAGAGAGAGAATAAAGGCCGTGCGCAACGCCCATCGGCCCAGTCGCAACCAAGATTATGAGTACGGCTTTTATGACGCGCTCGATCAGGTATACGCCGCTCTGCAACCAAAGGCTGAACAGGAGCGGGAGACGGGTGGTGAGGCGGTGACTGCGGGGGCGCACCCCGCACTGGAAGCGGAAAGAGATGCGCTGTTGGACACGTTGAGGTCGATTCAGAATTGTAAGACCGATGGCAAGTGCGCTCAGTGTGGCGTATTGATCTATCACGCCCTGAAAGGAAGCAAATGAGCAGCACGAGAGAAGTACCGCAGATGGATTGGGGCCAAGTCGTAATGAACGGTGGCCCGCTTTGTTTTGCAATCTTAGACGACGAGCGCCCGTGGTTCTGTGGTCGCGCTGAAAGGTGGGCAGGGCATGATGGCGATCACAAGTTTGTTTCGCTGCAAGATTATCTCAGCCAGCGGGAAGAGGACGTGCGGGCTGAGGTCGAACAGTTTCTAATTGCGGCGATTGAGCAGGTTGGACCATCGGAAGCGGCCAGCCTAACGCTGGGATGGCTCCAGTCAACAACGGGCAAGACGGTTCCATTTGAAGAGACGCGTAGGCGACTTCGCCGCAACGCCGCAGCGCAGGAAGGGGAGTGACGATAGTGGTTGTCATTGAGCTATTGGTTATCTGTGATGACTGTAGCGAAGCTTACGGCGGCGATGACCGTGATAAGACGGCAGCGGAGATCCGCGCTACTCGTAAACGCTATGGATGGATTCAGCAAGGCAGTAAGGACTACTGTGAGCGTTGTGCGCCTAAGCATATCAGACGTAGGAAGAACAGCAGCCGTGAAAAACGATCCCTATGAAAAACTTCGTCGCGCTTATGAGGAGAATCGCGGCACACGCTTGACCGCTGAAGACGTGGACAAGCTCATGGACGATGTGGCAATTAGGGATGCGGTCTATCAGACTCACGCTGAGGCGCAGGAAGAGGTAGGTAGCTAATGGCAAAGTTTCGCGTGGTGATGAAAGAACCGTTGCGCATTCCCGAGAATCCGTTCAGGCCGGGGCTTATCAATGAGTGCGTACGGCGACGTGAAGCCGTGCTTGAGGATGTCGATGAAGCGTCTGTCCGCAAACACTTCGCAGAGGCAAAGGCGATGGGTCTGCCATCGGTGAAAGGCTTCGACCTGGTTAGCGTTGAGTTAATTTGAGGACCAGCAACCATGATCAACCACGACCTTGCAGAACGAGTGACACATGACGAGATGTGCAATACCTGCGGAGCATATGGACGACATGACTGTGAGATGGTCCTGCTCGGCCGTTGCCGCTGGTTAATCCTTCACTATGCACACCGCTTTAACGAGGCTGATAAACTGGAAGCTCTGCCCCTGGTTGAGCAGATTGCGGGGCTATTGCTGAAGAGAGCGAGAGAAAGGGGACGGTAGTTCGATGGTAACTGACATTGCAGAGCGAATTGCAGTGATGCGATGTGCTGCGCAGAAGGCGCAGTGTCTTCTTCAAGCAAGCGAAGAGCGCTGGTTTAGTTTGAAGAGCCGAAAGGGGATTTTAATACTTAACTAATGAGCAACAATCAACCAGCTTCCATTTATGGCTACTTTTCCAGCGCGGATCAAGTGGTTCCCGACTACGACCCCGGCTTAGGGGCGGCTTGTCCTGTATGTGGTAAGACACTGAGTCCTACGGACGTGCGGACTATTTCACTGATGGTCCCACAGGACTCTCGCAGCTATTTTTACCGTGTTCACAGATCGTGCCACGAGCCGTTATCTGAAAGTGAGCAGACGAAGGTGGACGGGTTGCTGATAGATGCTATCTATTCATTACGGAATACTAACTGAGCAATGATCATGGCTAACGACAATCAACCAGTGGAGCGGAGAGTGGCGGAGAAGTCGAACGTACCCTATAGACTTTGGCTAATCACACAGGACGGATCACCCTTGCCGGGTTGGTATCGACAACCGCATGGAGATGCGCTTTACGAGATCGAGGAAGAGTTCGAGTTTGTTCGCTTCGAGCCGAATCAGCCACAATGCGGACAGTGTGGTAGACCGTTTTACCTTATCGGGAGCACTGCCGAGGCTAGCAAGTTTATTCGAGAGATGCTTGAGGGCGAGGCGCTGACCGCGATTGAGCCGTATCTTGAAGACCTTGAGCGCGCGGCGTCTCTGGTCCACCGGCCACCCGTGAGTGAGCGGTGCGGGGAGTGTGGTCACCACGGATTTGTAGACCGAGAGGGTATCTGTCGCGCTTTCGTAAAGTGGAACAATGACGCAGGAGAGCGCGGCATCGACCTATGCGGACACAAGTGCGTTGTTCCGGCCACTGGCGCAGACTATCACGAAGGCTTTGACGATGCTGCCGCTGTAGCACGAACACTGAACAATGTTGCAACCACTGGCACAGGCACTGGAGAGCGA